AGAACAGAACGCTCAAGCGGATTGGCCAGCTTATCGATCAGCCTAGATATTTCCATTCTCTCTTCAGTAAGTCGCTCAATCCTCTGAAGCGTATCCTCTTTTAGTTTTAGAACACTTATAAGATTGTTCTCTGTCTTGTTCTCTCTGCTTGTCTGTACCCTGCTATGGCTTAGTGTTGGCTTTTCGATAATACCACCTTCCAGGGCTTCCAATTCAAAATATAAGCCTTTGATTTCCTTGCTTATCCACTTAACGCCCTCTAGTTTTTCTTTTACCTGCTCTGGTGTCATACCTTGGCCTCCTTCATGATATAATAGTTTTAAGGAATAATTCATAAAGAGAGTCAGCCCTGTGCTGGCTTTTTTTCGTATTCTAAGGCTATTCTTTTTGAATCTCATCATCCCAGACGGATTCAACCATTGCGCTCATGGCCTCTATAAATTTATCATCCTTAACTGGAGTTTCTTGATGGATGTTACTCTTAATCACACTGATTTCTGCTCGTAACTTCTCGTCCAGCAACTCCAAATCACGAAAAGCGCTATTATTCATCCCATGCAAAGCAGAAAGAAAGGCATTAAAATTACTAGATCTCAATCCACTTTCGATAATTTCAGATTTAGCTTTATTTTTTAGCCATTCATACTCATTAAAAGCCTGTTCTCTTGACCACAAAGCACGGTTTGAAAACTCTTTTAATAACTCTCTGTACCTTGTATTAACCTTATACTCTTTCAGCAACTTACTAGCCCTTGAATCTATCGTACTATCAGCCATCTTTTGGGCGTTGTAAGCCTCTTTATATGCTTTCCTTTGAGATAGTCCAGCCACTAGTCCTTGGACAAATTTTTCTTGTCTCTGCGTTAACTTATCTGTCACATTAGTTCACCTCCTTAAGCGACAAAAAGGGGAAAACTCCCCCTTGTCTTAAGCGTTATCTTGCTCTTGCTCAGCTTTTAATACTGATTCTTCTACGTTGTAGTCAATGATTGCACCGATAGCGTCCCCATCTTCAATGTATTTAAAATTATAACACTCGTACTCTGGATGTGCTTGCTGGTGCTCCTCCATTAGTTTAAAGAGTTCTACAATCGTCGGTACTGGTTCAATTTTGTGTCTGATTTGTCTCTTCATCTTTTAAAAATGCCCTTTCACATTGTTGTAAGTATTTCCAAAAGCTCGCACATAAACTTCTCTTAAGAATGGTTCAACTGGATAGACTGCTTTGTATGTAACCATTCCAGTCGCTGGAGAAATCATAGAACCCCCTGTACTGAAAGTAAACTCTCTCTTCCCTTTCCCCACTTTGTAAGCCATAGCATGGTAAAGAGTTCGGAGTTTATCAGAATCCGCTCTAAATTCGTCATCGATTTTGTCAATTTCTCTTAGTAAATCCACGGCTTTATCATAAAGCGCCTTATGTTTTTTGTCAACCGTTGAATCTAGTTCATCGATTTTTGTCTTAAAATCTTCAATACTCATTAGAGTTTCATTGTGTAAGTCTTCCAGCTTTTTAGCATTCTTTTTTAATTTACTTTCAGCAATCCATAAGTTATCCTTGGCATTGCGTAGCTTGTCTTTGTCTACTTCATCAACCGCTTCATCGTATTCACGTTGGGCGGTCGCTTGATCTTGAAGCAACTGTGTTTTTTCTCGTTCAGCTTCAGCAATCGCATTTTCGTTTTGTGTGATCAATGCGTTAACTTCCTTAGTGATTTTATCCAGTGCTTTATCCATTTTTTGGGCGAGTTCTTGGCGCTTTTGTGCTTGTTCAATGTTGTTTGTGTTCTGTGTTTCTGTCATATTATTCTTTCCTTTTCTGTTGTTTTATTAAGTTTAGAGTGCTATATCCAATCCAGTTACGGGGTCTCTATTGTAGTTCATCTACTTACATCCTCTCTACTCTATTCCTCAACTTCTTCATCTATTGGATTTTCTTCATTCTTGAAAACCTCACAAATGCGTTTAAAGTTGATATCTAAGCTGTTATCCTCCAAATACTCAGCGATAAGCGTTCCGTTTTCCTTATATCTTAGTTTAATAGCTGGCACTAGATAAGTACCTCTCATATATCCAAATAACGCTAGTCCTGCTATTTGTGCGTCTTCTAGGTCTCCAAATTCATAAGTAAATGTATGTTTTGGTGCTGTTTCTGAAAATGCTTTTAATGTCATATTGTTTTTCCTCTTTCTGTTTTAAGGGTGTCACTAGTAGTTACACCATTGCAAGGGGGTCGGTACTATCTACCCCATTTTGTTACCTTCTTTAGTGATTTTGTTACCTTCTAGGTAACATGGTTCAGTCTTACTCCCCCAAGGGTTTAGACCATTTTGTTACCATGTTACCTTCTTTTGAAGTCATAGCCCTTATATATAAAAATACTATTTTTTCCCTATATAGAGAGTTAAAAACAAGGTAACAAGGTAACATTTTTCCAAAAAAGTCAGTAGTATCAAGTGTTTAACAACGTTACCTTCTTTCTAAACAAGGTAACAAGAAGGTAACATTTTTGGGTAAAAACCTAGATATACCAAGGGTTTAGGGCATAAAAAGAAGGTAACATTTTAGTCTTTAACGACAGCGTGATTAGTTTTGGATAGTTTGGTTCTTTCAAACTCTAGCGGATCTAGTTTGTCATAATCTTCAACTTTGACCCTCGCTCTTTTAAGTTTGTAATGATTGGGTGTTAACTGTTGTAAGTGTCTTATCGTTTCTTTTCCTGCCCCGTAAACATTGGGCTTGGGTATTCCCATATCTTCAGCATAATGTTTCAGCGACCTAGTTAGTATAAAAACAGGTACTACGTCCAGCTCATGCCAACCTTTTTCCATGTATTCATGCTTAACCCATGAAAGTAAGTAGTCATTATCCTCCTGGTATTCTTCTAGGAGTCCTTTAACTGCTTTAGGTTCGATAAAGTGAGTAAATGGCTCTTGATTGATAGCTTTGTAGAGGGCATATTCTAGGACTTCCTTGTTTGCTAAAAACTCATTTTTTATCCAAGGTTTTTCCTTCTCCCCGTTAAAGTCAGCATTAAAAGGGACGATCATAATTCTACGATACCAGCCTTTTGTCTTGTTGCCACCATTGGGGATATAATTCCCTGAAAAGATATTGAATAACTTGAAAGTAGCTTCAAAGGCTGGGCGACCTTTGGGGTTGACTAGAACAGTGTCCCCACTAGTGATACTCATTAGATCAGACGGATTTTTTAAGTATTCGTTAGGTGCTTCATCTCCAATATTGCAAACCTTACCCACCAAGGTTTCAAGGTTATGCTTTTCAGCAAACTGTGCAGGTTTTAAGGCTGATATATTGCTTTCCCCTATCAGGTTGATAAGGAAGCGCTGAAATGTTCCCTTACCGTTGTTACCGTCCCCGTAGAAGATAGCAAACTTATTTCGGGTATGGTTAGGGTTAATAGCTTCAAGGATAATCTGCCAAAACAGTGTTACCAGTTCACTATCATTACAAGCGATTGAGTTTAGCCAATCATCAAAAGTTTTGCCCTCTCTATCTGTTGGGACTCGTTTAGGCGCGTGGTAGGCCGTGCTTATCTTACTTGTAATTACATACTTAGGACTAAAGGGGAGTAGTTCCTTAGTTTCTAAGTTGATAATGCCGTTCTGTACGGGAATAAGGTTGGCACTTTCTAAAGGTTTTCGTATCTTTGCCAATGTTCTAACCATTAACTTAATCTGTGGCCACTCTCTGGGTTTAATTCTAACGTCAAAGGTCTTACACAAAAGATTGAATAGATCATTACTAGCAGTATAGATACCCTCGTCTAAATCGTAGATATAGAGTAGGCTATAATCAGGTATATTGCTCTTGCTGATAAAAGTAAATGTGACAATCTCGCTAAGTATTTTAGCTACTGTGAATGTCTGAGGCATGGCCACCTTTTCGGTAACGTCCCCTGTGGTCTCATTTACCTTAGTTTCGGTATGTTCTGCCCGCCATTCTTCACCAGCTTTAAAGATACGATTTTCAAGCTCCTTCATCGTTCTAGGAGGTTGTTCTTGCTCTCTGACCTCCAAGATTTCACTTTCTAGGTTTCCTAATTCTTCTAGTTCTATGGTTCTATCCTCTCTTTCTATATTCAGCCCGTGCTATACTGCTAAAAGTGCGGTCTAGCTCCTCAATAGGCAATGGTTCAACTGTCACGCTATTAGCTATCTTTGTCAGCTCGTAGGCGGTCTCTATGTCACAATCAACCCACTTATTAAAGAGTAAGCCTACAAAGCGTGTCAGTGCTACGTTGCGCCCTCCCTCGTCTCCAAATCCGTTGAAAAGCGTGTCAATGATCCTCATGGTCATAGATTTCTGACCGCTTGGCCTTGGAGTGTATGGAAGGCTTGTAGCATTCTGTTTGACTGGTTCAGCCGTTGTCTGTGGTACTGGATAATCAAGCCCATGCTCTACAATCTTTTGATAACTTACTGGGTCGCCTGTTGTTACTGGTAGCCCTTGGAGTTGTGACCATGTTAAACTGGCCATGTCAAAGGGTAGGCCAATCTTGTCAGCAATCTCTCTTACTACCTGCTTATAGGTTGCCTCGTTCATCACGTTGTCAGGCTTCACTACAAGGCGAAAACGGGGCTTTTCTAAGCTATGTTTGATAGTCGGGTATAAGATATAGGAGTAGCCAAATAAAGCGCTAGAAACGGCCTTTATAAAGCCCTCAGACGTCCCCTGTATATCGTCATAATCAAGGAAAATCAAATCTCGATAGATTAGACTGGAGTTGTTTCGCTTGTAACTGCCATTCTTTTCTGCTGTTACTTTCCCACTGATACAGTACGGGGCTTGTGTACGTTTATATTCCTCAATTTCTGCCCCCTCTGGAACGACTAAGGGCTTAAATCGTTCAATGTACTGGAACGGCTCAATCTTATCAAATGGATAGACAAGATTACTCTGAAAGCCTTTAGCCTCATAAATTGTCATACTATCGCCCCTTTTTGCGTTTCTTTCTCAGTTTCTTCAGTTGCTTCCGTTCTTTGAGTTGCTTCAACTTTGGGCGTCTGACCTTGGTTTTATCTTCCTTGGCTAACTTCATACCAGCATAAGCTGGCTCTGTCATGTATCTACCCATTTTCCACCCCAAAAAACTTCCAGATGTCAGATATTTTATAATAGATTTTCCTAGTATCTTCTAGTGGGGGCTGGTATCGTCTTAGCCCAGCATCTTCCCACTTTTGAAGTGTCTTATATTTTACGTCTAACTCGCCCATGACTTCCTGGGCTGAGATTAAACCTGTCAGTCGTGGTTTGACTGTATCACGCGCTTCCAGGTATCTTTCCACTAC